CATCTTGAGGATGTCCCGTCCCATCGCTGCAAACTGCTGCGGCGTGTCAAAATCAACTACTTTTTTGACGTCCGACATGGCACTTTCAAACTGCATGGCCGCCCGTATGGGTGCCGCCATTGCAAGCGCCATACCAGCCGCGCCGACGAGCTGCCCCTGCAGGTCCGCACGCCGGTTGCGGAGCTGTTCCTGTTTACTGATAACAGTCCGCAATTTTTCCTGCGCACGCCGCGCCCGCTCTGCGGACTGTGCTAATTTTTCCTGCTGCCCAACTAGGTTGGTTGTCGATATGCCTGCACTGCGCAACGATTCGCGCACGCGGTGCAGCTCCTGCCGCTGGTCGGCAAGTGCGGTTTTCAGCTTCCCGGCTTTTGTTTTCGCCGCCTCAAAACTGCGTTGCAACCCCTTTGTGGGGTTGTCGGTGTTGCGTATTTCCGCTGCCAACTCGGCAACGCGCCGCTCGGCGGCGGCAAATTCGGCACCCGTTGCGCCGACCTGCTGTTTCAGGCGGCGGAAATTATCTATATCCGCTGACTGCCGCTGTAGTTCGGCTATGCGACCGCCCAGCTTGTCAAGGTGGCCGCTGGCCGTCAACATGGACTTGTTGAAACTTCCCGCTATTTTACCGGCAAGCTCAAACGCTACTTGATATACTTTAGCCACGCGGCTGTGCCTCCTTTACCGCCTCAACCCAATGCGCCAATTCGCGCAGCGGCAGCGTTAACCAATACGACACGGGGGTAAACGTTTCGGCACGGGACAGCATACAAGAAACGGCCCGCACGGTTTGCGCGGGCCGCCGTGCTAACCCTAGCCGAGCAAAAAATTTTGCGCGGCCACTGTCACCCTGCTAAACTCGCGAGCAGGCAACGCCCGCACAATATCGGGCGCAACACCGGCGGCACGGGCCGCCACAATGGCGAGAAAACCCTTGCACAGTTCGTGCACCGTGGCAACGCCACCCATAGCCGTAAACTCGCGCTCGCAGGCGATTATATCGTCGCCGGTGAGCTTATCGAAATCAATATCGAGGCCTGCGTATTCCGTGCCCTCAATAGTAACCGGCTTTGCAAACTCGATGCGTTCCATTGTCCGCGCCCCCCTAGTTCAGGCCCAACGCCTGCCGCACTTCTGCGAGAATATCCTCGCCGTTTACCTTGTAAATATAGTTGAACTTGTCGAGTTCAACCTTTTCCTCGCCGTCCACAAACAACTTGATGTAGGACACCTCAAACTCGCTTTGCGATTCGGTGCTGGCGCCCACGTCGAGCTTGCCGAGGTCAAACTTTTTCGGCACAGCGCGGCAGGTCACCTTGACAGGCACGGTCTTATACGTGCCGTTGCCAGCGTCGTACTCCTGCTGTGCGCCGCGCAGTTCGAGGTTGTGCGCCTTCTGCTTTGCCAGCTCAATAGCGTTGCCGGTGATGGTGCGCCAATTGAGCGTGAGCGCCATGCTGCCAAAATGGCCCAGCACGGGACTGTCAACCTCGCCCGCAATGCCCGCGCCTTTCACGGTCTCTGTCATCGCTTCCAACGACGGCAGCTGTGCGTCGGCAATGCCGACCATGTCAACGCCGTCAAGGTACACGCGGAAGTTAATCAGTTTTTCAGGTACAGTGTTAGCCATTGCCTACCTCCTACCCGAACAGCGTTTCAAGGTACTGCGGGTCATATTCGAGGATGAAATCAATTTCGCGCGCGGGGCTGGGCGGCGTCACATAGACGTGGAACTTGATAATTCCGTCCATGAGGTCGGTGGCCGGGTTTTCTTCCGGCAGGAACGCTACGCGCCCGCCGAGAATAAACTGGCGCGCGGCCAGCCCGTTCAGCCAGATATTCGCGCTGTCAATGATGGTTTCAACCAGACGCCGGTTGATAGGGTAGTCAACCTTCTGCCAGAACGTTTGTACCAGCGTGTTGCCTATCCAGTTAAACATACGGCGGATGGGCAGCATGGCGTCCTTAACATCGGTCACGCCGGGGTAACAGCCGGTGCGGTTGCCCCAGCACTTCCAGCCGCCGATGAAATTCAACGCAGTCACAATGCCCTGCCCATTGAGGTACGCGGCTGCATCGGGTCCGAGCCATACTTCGGTGCCATCGTCGACAACGGCGGCCACCATCTGCAAGTTTTTGTTGGACGGGCTGACGTACGGCACATCCTCGTTAGCCGCATCGGTCTGCGCAATCAGACCGGCAAGCTGGGTCGACAGGTGGAAAACCTCAGTGCCGAGTTTAACCTTGGGCCAGCACACAACCTGCAGCTCGTCGACATAGTTGTTGCTGTTCTTCCATGCGGCCACGTCCGTATACTTGCTCACGGTATCCGTAGGCACATCGGTCAGTGCAACAGCCTTGAAATGGCTATTGATATTGCCAGCCTTGGCAGCCATCACGGCGGCAACGGCAGGCTCATGCGACCAGCCGGGCGCGCAAATCAAGCCGGGTATGAGGCGGAAACGAGGGAAAATCTCGTTAACCAGTTCCAGCCCCTCTGGTGCGCCGGTGGTTACATCGATACCGCCGATGATGTCGTCGGTTGTAACCAGCGTTGCGTCGAGGTGGTCGTAGTCAACCGTGATACTGGCGCCATCGGCAATAGCGCTGCCGTCTGTCAAGCTGATAACGGTAGTGCCGTCGTCATCAAACGCCACGGCATAATCCGTGCCAAGGACGTGGGTTGTGGTGCCGTCGCTGTTTTTGACAACCACGGTGCCGGTCAATACACCCTGCTGGGCCAGTACATATTTTCCGCCGGTTACAGTGCCAGACTCGCCGGTTACGGTGGCCGTATGCTGCGCTGGGTCAAGCACATTCACCAGCACAACAGGCGCGCAGGCGAACAGCGCGAAATGCGATTTCATAAACTCGCACAGCGTGAAACTAGCCCAATCGCTGCTGTAGCCCATAGCCTGTACTGCCTCCGTGTAGGTGTAGCACAGTACCGGCCTGTTTACGTTGGCAACATCGCCCATATTGATGGGCGCGGTGCCGAAAACTACGGGCAGACCGGCAGACGTGCGCACGGGCGGCACAATACTGGTCGGCTGCTCATAGATATGGACGCCGTGTTTATAAGCCATTGCCTAGCCTCCTAGACGTTGAAATGTTTCCGCACAGCCGCGTAAAGCGCCGCCTCGGCTGTGGTGCGGTCAGCAATACGCGCACGCACTGCGGCCAGCCGGTCAACGGGCACGATCAGCCCGCGCACGTCGGCGCACTCGGCAATGATTGCCTGCACGTTGCCGGGTATGCCACCGGCAAAAACCGTAAAAGCGGGCAGGCGACCGCCGGGCAGGTTAGGCCCGCAATACACCAGCCGCTCACGTTTTGCGGGTGCCGTTTTTTTGTTAGATTTCTGAGCCATATACAAAGCCCTCCAGTTGTCGTTGTGGCTGGTTTACACCCCAGCGCGTCACCATTGCCGCGAACCAATACGGCGCGGGCTGGTCCTCGTATACCCGCCAGTCAAGCGGAAGCCGCATTTCAAAGCGGTTTTCAAGTACACGTTTGGCCAGCAAACTGTTACGCACGCGCCATAATGCATGCAAAACCTCGTCAACCCCGCGCTCATCCTCGGCATACGCCGAAAAAATCAGGGCGACGGTTACGGTACTATCCTGTTCGCCATCGCTGCCGTCAACCGGACGCACAATAATAAACGGCGCGTCGTCGTCGGCATCATTGCCACGCTGTTTGGGCGGCAAAAAACCATGCACAACTTGCGGCGGGCGCGGTTCGCCGCGCGGGTACGCCATACGCAGGTCCTTTACAGCATCCGTTATGTGCGCCTCAATAGCGTTGCACAACTCAATCATCGTTTGCGCCCCTTGTCAAATAAACGACCGATTTCATGCTCCAATCTGTCCAACACAACACTACCGGCACGGGCAGTAACAGCATCAGCCACATCAGGCACGCCCAACATAACAGGGATTGCCGGGCCATACAACAGTTTTATTGCCTCGCGCACCTGCCCGGCATAGCGACCTGCACGCATTGTGCGCCACTCGCCGGTGCGGGCAAAAACACCTATTTTACCGCTAGGCATCTGCGCAACAAAATTGCGCCGCCCCATGCCACGCGTACGGCCCTTGCGCACCTCGATTTGCACCTCGCGCCGTTTTTTTGGCGGGCGCGTAGGCCGCATTTTAAACCTGTCCAGCGGCAGTGCGCCGTCCTTTGAGCTGATAATAGCCGTCGGCGTTGTGTCGCCCGGCCTTGCGCGGCTTATATGCATAGTCTGCCGCACGTCGCGCGCCTTAATTGTATATATATCGCGCACCTTGCGTATCGCCTCGGCCCTCGCCATATCCGCCGCACGGTTCAGCGCAGCCGCAATAGCGCGCTCAGGGCCGCCCTTTATATGGCCCAACTGCGCGCGCGCACGCTCAACATCCGCCGCGCCCAACTGGAAAACAGTTATAGCCATTAAAACTCGCTCGCCTCAACGGTTATAGCGTACATGCCCATTTCATCGGTGCACTCGGTAACAATAAACCGCGCACCGTCCAGCATGAGTTGCTCGCCAAGCGCGGGCCGCACGCCGAACGCCGCAGCCGACACATACACGATTTTACGGTCGGTGTATATGCCATCCGCGTAGTCTTTCTGGCTCCGCGCCTGCCGCTCTGCAAAAACAGGGCTGTCAACAACGGCGGGCATCTGTGCGCCGTTAATCGTATGGGTATCGGCAAACTCAAGCGTATTCAGAAAAGTATCTATCACATCAGCCCCCACGGTGGCCTTGAAATCAACCGCACGGAGCGGCACCATACCGGCAACAACCGCGCCGGTACGCGGGCGGCGCACACCGGCAACGGCAGCAACGAGAGGCGGTAACGGGTCAGTCGCCACGGCAACCGTGCAGGCAAAACCACGCCGCACACGGGCAGCGCCCAGTTCCACACCATACTGCGCACCGTTCGCAGCAGTTATAACGCCAACACGCCCGGCACGCAGGCCGGTTACGCCAAGCGTATACTGTGCGCCATTATTTGCAACAACAGTGCCGGTTTGTACCGTGCTGGCACCGGCAACGCCAGCCGCGTATTGTGCACCGCCAACCGTTATACCCGCAACCCTGCGGGGTGCACCGGTAGACACGCTGGCCGCAAAACTGGCACCGCCCGCACCTATATGCGCAGCGCGCGGCACACGGACACCGGCAATCGTTACTGTGTGGTTAACCGGCGCGGCCAGTGTTTCAGCCATAAACGATTCTACAACCGTCCCATCTAACGATGAATCGTAGGGGTATGTATAAAAGTGCAGCCCTACAAAACCGCTTGAAATAGCCGTATCAGTGACGTCGAAAATCGTAGCACCGTCAATGGTGCACAGTATGCGCGATCCCTCAATGGCAATGCGCCACGTTTCAGAACTGTTTTCCGGTATGGCCCGCACAACCTCACTAAGCGTTGTGCTACCGCCGTCTATTGTTTTGCGCAAGAACACAGTTCCGTCACGCTGGTAGTAAAACGCGTAATATGTATTTCCATCAGCCGAACAGCGGACACACAAATAAATATTGCGCGTCACTGCTGTTTTACGTGCAAGCACCGCCTCAACGGCATAGTCTGCTGACGGCGGCACAATGCCCGTGAGGACGTTGCGCGTAAAATGCGCGCCGGGGTCATAGCATACACCGCTATGTATAGTAGCATGCCCCCCGCTGCTGGCCGTTTCCGTCCATGCCGTATTATGAGCGGTTAGCAGAGTTCCGTCGGGGCTGCCCGTAAAATCGTCTGAATATATAACGCCCATTACTGCTCAACCTCCACGCAGCCAGCGGCCAGCATGGCGTCATGTTCCGTATCAGTCGGCGCACACTGCACCACTACTCCGCCATCATCGGTATCAGCGTGTTTGCTCCAGCCTGATACAAGCCCACTGCAGACAGGGCGGTACGGGTCGTCATCGGTACCAGTGCCGGTTATGGGGCAGACGTACAGGCGCATACTTTCACCACCTATGCGGGGTCAGGGTCGGTAATAACCGCAGATTCGCACGACACGGCGCGCCCCTGCTCTATGGACGTGTTGTTAATCTCAACAGCCGCACCGCTGCCGGTGGCGCCAACCGCCATGTCGGCAACAAACGTTCCGCCACTGTTTTTGATGCGCGCCCACGTTGCGGTGCCCGTAGCCGTGGCAATAACATCATCAGGGCGGGTAAACGTCAACACGCCGCCGGACGCTGCACCAGCCGCAGGGTTTTTGAGCGTAAACGTACACAGCGCCGTGGTTTCAGCGCCGCCCTTGGCAGGCCGCACGCCACTGTAAATAGTGAGGCTGCCGCCAGCACACAACGACGCAACAGCGTCAAGCCCAGCGTTTTTTGCGGCATCGGAAAACGTCAACTCATTGATAGCCATAAATGCCCCCTACTAAAAACGGGACGGGCGCAATACCCGCCCCGTTGGGTTATTTTCTTTTTCTGCGCTTGGGCTTGCCTTCCGCTTCCTGCGGTTCGGCCCCCGCTTCCTGCGGTTCGGTTGCAACGTACTCCACCGCAACGCCCAGCCTTATGAGCCTGCGTGCCTCGTCATCGTCGAACGAAACAACCGCGCCCGGCTCGTGCCTGCCGTGCTCATCGCGCACAGCGCCCAACAGCTGCAGTTCCATAACACAACCCCCTACGCCAACACGGTGCCCACGAAAATAGAATCAATTTCGTGGGGTACGGGCAGCGGGCGGCTTGCAATCTGCACAAAGCGGGCGCTGGGCTTTTCCTGCGTCCACGATTTAGGCACACGGGGCAGGGCAAACGTGCCACGGTTTACGTCAACAACGGCGCCATACAGCATGTCCATACGCGCGGCGGGGTTGGCAAGCAATACGCTTTTTGCGGGCACCATCGGCTTTTCGGTTGCGGCTGCTTCGTCGTAGTACCATTCCTCGTAGGTATAGATATCGATACCCAGCGAGGGGCCGCGCAGGTTGCCGATGTAGGTAACGCCCTGCGGCAGTTCGGCGGGGTTGATTGCGCCCACGTCAACGCGGCGCAGGTCCATCATTTTCTGCACTTTTTCGTTGCGCATAAACTCGTCGGCGGCGTCGGTGCCCATGATTGCATGGGTCGGTTTATAACCGCTGCCCTGCAGACACACACGGGACCACGCGGTCAGGTTGCCGATGATGTCGGCGGTGCCTTCGTTCCAGCGTGCACCGGCTGCGAGCGCCTCCTTGTTGGTCAGGCCGAAATCAACGGTCTGGTCGACGCCCTCGCCAACCATGTCAATGGCACCGGCAAACAGCGCGTTCGCGGCCATCCACTCTTCGCGGCGGGTAATCATGTCGTCCAATTCGACCATATCGGCGGCCAGTTTCTGCGCGGCGCGCTGGTCCGGCGTCATGGTGCCGAAATAGTTTTCTCCGAACGCGCGTTTCTGCAGGTCCTCGGCGGTGGTGATGGTGTCCGGCGCAACCATGACGGGCCGGTACGTTTCGGTGCGGTAGCCGGTGCGGTCAACGGTCTGGCTGCCGATGCGCGGCGACACGAACGGGGCCAGACGGCGCTTGCCCTTGCGGATGTCAATATCCACATATTCGGTGTCAAACGTTACGCGATTGCGGAAAAACATATCGCGCAGGAACGTTTTAGGCTGCGGCATGTTTTCCAGCATACGCAGCATGGTGCGGGTGTCAAAAATCGATACAGGCATGCTCAACCTCCCTAGGCGGCAATGGTGGGTTTCAGGAAAATTCCAAGCCCGCGCAGTGCAACGCGGTGGGTGTCGGCGTCGTCGGTGCCGCCGAATACCAGCGCGGCCTCGTTAAACTCGCCGGTCATGTACAGCGCACACGGCACATCGGCGGCGGTGGCGTCGACGGTGTCGCAAATAATGCCATACGGCACCTCGCTGCCGTCAGCCGCGCCACTGTCAACCGGAACCAATTTGCCGCTGGCGGTTATGCGGCCCATTACGGTACCGCGCACAACGCTACCGGCACCACTGGCAACAATGCCCTTTTCGGTCACGAGGGGCATCACATGGCCAGCAAACAGTTTGTCATGGGTAAAAATCTCGCTCATTTTCCAGCCTCCTAGCGGCGGATGTTAGCAACGGCGGCCTTCGCCAGCGCGTCGATTTCGGTTTCCTCGTCCGGTACAGCCGGTGCGGTATCACCGTTGTCAATGGCGGCTGCCTGTGCATCCGCTGCGCGCCCCTGCAGGAACGCAGCACCGGCGGCTTTTTCAGCCTTCACAATGGCAACGGCAAGGTCGGCGGCGGCCATAGGCTGCTCGCCGTACTTGGCATCGGCAACCAGTTTTTCATGCCCGACAACGGCGATTTCGTCAATGGCCTGCATGCGCGCACGCTCTGCGGCGGCGCCTGCGGCCTGTCCCTCGGCCAGCACCTGCGCGTACAGGTCGGCGTGCTTGGCCTTAAGTTCGTCAATATTCATGATTTTTTCCTCCACGGTTTTTCCTGCAGGTTCGCTAGTTGCGGCCCCGCGCCTGACTGGTTCTGTTGCGGCCTGCACCGGCTGGCCGTTTTTCAGCATGTCGCCAACGCTTGCAAAAACTACGCCATTCATGGCGAGCAGTCCATCTTTGATGCTTGCCTCAACCTTTGCCCCGTCGTCTATGCGGTCGGCAAAACCCATTTCAACGGCCTCGGCAGCGGTGAGCCACGTTTCGGCGTCCATGATTTCGCGCAGTTCGTCGTCGCTTTTACCGGTGCGCTCCCTGTACGTTGCAAGCATGCTATCACGCACTTTGTCAAGCACATCCGCCGCTTTGCGCATGTCGCTCGATTCGCCAACGGCTACCGACCACGGGTTATGTATCATCATCATGGCGTTAGGCGGCAGAACAATTTCATCGCCTGCCATAGCCACAATCGTTGCTGCGCTTGCAGCAAGGCCGTCAACGTATACAGCAACGGGCGCGGGATGGTTGCGCAAGCTGTTATATATGGCCGCACCTGCAAACACGCTGCCTCCGGGGCTGTTTATGCGCACCCTGATTGCCTGCACATCACCCTGCGCGGCGAGATCCTCGGCGAACGTTTTCACGTCAACGTCGGACCACTGGTCATCGCCGATTACGCCATACAGCAACAGCTCAAGCTCTGTGCCGTCGTTTTCCATGCCCCAAAAACGGGGGGTGCGCTTACTCATCTGTTTGCTGCTGGGCATCCTGTGCCACCTCCTTGCTGGTTCCGTCGGCGCGCCGCATTCTCTCTTCCTCGGTGCGCCGCCGGTGTATCCGCTGCCAGTCGCCGCCGGTCAACTCGACGGCCTCGCGGGTGCGGGTCGAAAATTCCTCGTCAACGCGAATTTTGGCCGCCGTGGCCTCTTTCACGGGGTCAAGCTGTCCCTGTGCAGGCCCGTGCCATTCAGCCTTGCACCATGCCGCACGTATTAACGGGTCGCCGCCGAAAAACCCCGGCGCATTTATGCGCCCCTTGGCCACGGCCTCGGCGAGCCATTCCTCGTAGACCGGCTGGCAAAACCCCATTGACAACGCCTCGCGGCGTACGCGAAACATTTTCCACGCTTCCAGCAACGCCGCACGGCTGGCACTGTATGACGCGCTAAAATGCCGTATCAGCAGTTCGTAGGGTATCTCAAGCGCCGCCCCTATCTGGCGGCATATGGAAACAACGAACGGGTCGAAACCACTGTTAGGTCTGCCGGGGTTGGCCTCCTGAATGCTCTCGCCCTCGCCCAGCCCGACAACGGCGCCGTTACCCAATTCGATACTGGTTTCGTCGTCGGCATCAACCTGTTCGGCCTCGGGCAAAACCTCGCCCAGCATGCCATCCGGCGCGTCCGATTTAATAAAAATCGTGTACATGCCCGACACAACAGCGGCCATCAGCTCGGCATCTGTGTAGCGGGTAATCTGCTTGAGGCTCTCTATAACGGGCGCCAGCACGGGCACGCCGCGACGCTGGCCGGGACGTTCGAGGTCAACCAAGTGCAACACGTTGCGCCGCCCCGTGGCCCTGCCATACGCCGGTACGCGGCGCCATTCCTGCACAGAGCCAGCACGGACAGACAGCGAATAGGGGTGATGTTTAGCAATATAGTACGCCACCGGCGCGCCATAGCTGTCAACCTCGACACCGCCCAAGACGTCCCGGCGCGGGTCAACCGCATCGGGGTTACACACACGGTCGGCCTCTATGATATATACACGGGTGTCGTACAGCTGGCCACCACGGGGAACAACGGGCAACACCGCGAACGCGTCGCCGGACATCAACTGCGACAACAACGCCAGCCCCTGAAGCTGCCCGAACGTACACAGCCGCGCGGCATCACACATAGTTGTGTCCGCCCACAGCGCCCACTCGGCCTCGACGCGGCGCTCCCATTCGTGCGCCTGTTCCGGCGTGAGGCCCAAAACATCAATATCAGGCTGCGCGTTCAGCCGCAGCCCTGCACCAACAACGTTGGTTTTTATGGTTTTGAGTGCGCCCGTTGCGAGCGGTGCGCCCATATACAGGTCACGGCTGCGCTCGCGCAGCTCTTCGGCGTTCTTCACAATATCATCATCGGGTGACAGCGACTTTGCGAGCCAGCCGACGAGGGCTTTCTTTTTGCCAGACGCGCCGTGATTGCCGTATCCACTGCCCTGCACCATGCCGAGGCGGCGACGTGCAACAGCCCTTTTGAGCGCCCACTGCGGCGCGAACTTCTCTAACAGCCCCATATCACAAGTCCCTCGGCACAAAACGCATCACGCGCGGGCCGCGCTTGCCGCCGTTTTCCAACTGCACGACGACGCGTTCCCAATATTTGATGCGCTTCGCAACCTCGGCAAGATCAGCGCGGGTTAACGCGCGGCTGCCGATTTTGTATGACTGCCCCGTGCTTATTGCAAGTTCGGCCTCGAGCCACGCCTGCAGCGCCTTGCGCGCTTGGTCTAATGTAATTCCTGCCATATGCAACCACCTACCACCTTACAAGGGTAAACGCAAGTGTTTTTACAGACGAACGCCACCACCAAGCACGCGCCGCTTGCGGGTGCTACGTGCCGCGCTTGACGGTGCCTGTTTGGGCTGCTGTGCGTGTATATCGCCGCCACCCGTGCGCTTGGCAATTGCCGCAAGCGGCGGGTTTAGTATCTCAAGCGCGGCTGTGGCATACTTCCTGCAATCCAACGGCTCGTTGCGCGCGCCGCTTGTCGTTTTCACCCATTCGATTTTCGGCCTTCCCTTGACGTATTTCAGTACGCGCTTTTCCGACACGAGGCCCTTGAAATACGCAGCGTCATAGCCACGGCCAGCATCGCGCGGGAAATGGCAGTAGCCCGGCCCTTCGTGCGGCACGCGCAGGCGGCTGAAAACCAACTCTTTACCCATGTCGTCACCAACGGGAAACAGCGCCACCTTGCGCCGGTTCGCGCGCGATGCCTTGCCTACGACCGGCACGCCAGCACCGCCCTTGCCCTTTACGGCAAATACCCGCCGGTGCTCGCGCGGCTTGCAAAATTTGTAAACCTCGTCAGTATAGTGGCCACCACTGTCAATACAGGTGCAACCTATTGACAACGCGCGACCATCGTAAAATCGGTACACCCTTTGCAGGTGTCCGTCAAGCTGCAGCCACAGCGAGTCTTGCGCAGGGTCGCCGTAGATAACTTTGTAGTCTATGCCCCAGCTTTCCTTCTCAGCGCCCCAGCCTACAACCTCGACCTCGAGGCGGTCGTCCTGTACGTCAACGCCAGCACTGAGCACAAGCACTCCCTCGGGCAGTTCGGCGTTATAGTACTCGCGCCGTTTTTCAAGGTCGTCAATTTCTATGCTGTCGCCGTCCTCCTCCCACGTCTCGCCCAGCGCGGTGTTGACCCACGTTTTCAGCAATTCGGGGTTGCCAGCCGATGCCTTGCGTTTCGCCTCGCGGAAATCGGCAATCATTTCAGACCACCGCCGCCACGGGCTTGCCATTTCGTTCAGGTGGAAACCCCGCACCGGATTGTCGGGGTCCTCGTGCACCCATTGCCCCGCGCCCGCCTTCCACGCAGTTTCACGGTTCAGCGTGCCGCAGGCCTCGCAGGCATACATGCCCGTATCAAAATCCAGTTGCCCCCACCTGTAAAACTGCATATGTCCGCAATCGGGGCACGGCACATGCCAACGGCCTCGGCTGCTCGCCTCGTATGCCGCCTCAATGCGCGACATGCCCCTTATTGTCGGCGTGCTGGTTAACACGGCCTTGCGGTTCCAGAATGAGGTTGTGCGCTTTTTCGCGAGGTTCACGGGGTCGCCCTCAGTGCCTGCGCTAGCCGGGTACCTGTCAACCTCGTCACACAGCACAACGCGCACGGGCCGCGATGCCAGCGAGGCCGGGCTGTTTGCGCCCGCAATAGTGAGGTGCCCGCCCGGAAACGCCTTGTATCGCAACGTGTTTCCGCTGTCCCGTGCACGCGGATCCTTGACTTTTCCACGCAATGCTGGGCTTGCCTCAAGCATCGGCGCAATACGGTCCTTGGAAAAAGCCTCGCCCATCTCAATAGTGGGTTGCAGTGCCAGTATGGGCGCAGGGTCATAGTCTATGTAATAGCCTATGATGTTGAGCAACAACTCGGTGTTGTGCGTTGGTATCATCGTCTTCCCTGCCAAAAACAAGTGGTTTGGCGAGTCTACCATGATACAGCGCACGGGAACGCTTTCTACAGGAACAACGTCCACAATCCTGCGGCGCTTTGTTTCTCCAGGGCGCCCCCCTATGTCACCGTGCAAACGAATAGACTTTCTGCGCAATCTAAATATCTCTATATCGCTGTATGCAAGGAAGCTGAATCTAAATGCAGGCTTCCCAAAAACAACATCACCTTTATATTTTGTGGTTGGTTGTTTTTTTGCCATTGTATACTTTATTCCCAAAGTAGAGAGCAGCTCGGCAAACCCATCTGCTATCTTTTCAGAGGTTGTGACGAACTCACATCTCCCAGCCTTTGTGACATGACCATCTGTGTCCATCAGACCCTGTAGCAAGGCCATGCGCTGTTGTATGGACGCACGCAGATACTCAGAGGGGATGTGCTTGTTGTGCAAAAGCCCGCAAGACGCCAGCAGGTTCGGCATTGTTTTTATTATTTCTGGCATTTTTTCGGGCTCTTTCCCGCGCTTTTTTCTGCCATTATTCAGGCTCATTATGCGGCCACACTCCGCACACCCAAGCCCGTTCCATCCAACCACATCCTTGTTGTGTCCACGTGGACAAATATTTCTTTCTTTAGGGTCTATCCTAACCGTGCTGCACTTCGCGGGGTCGTCCTCTATCTTTGTTCTATATCCATCCTTTGATATTTCTCTTGCGAAGTGTTCGGCGTCTGTATGGTGACAAAATATCCTTGCCGAAGCAGAATGTCCGTCACCAAGCCAAACACCAAGAGTATACGGCTTTATAGGAAGGTCTTTTTCTGGCAAATCAAGAGGGGCAGCCACTGGAATCGCATATCTGTTTCTGTTAGCCTTTGCCCCATATTTGTATGTTTTTGCAATTTGTTCTGTTGTGATGGTTCCTGCATATTCTCCATTCTCTAACAGCAAGTCGGAATGCACATACCAAATGTGTTCCGCATCAGAAACAATTTCGCTTCCATCAGAAAAGCGCATTAGATAGCACGGGTGGCCGTTCTTTACAGGAGAAACGCCAGTAACAAGTATCTTGTTGCCATGAATACCAAAAACAACATCACCGGGACGCATTTCTCCCATTGTTTTCCAACCATCAGGCGTCGGTATCGGGGTGTCAATAGCAAGCGGCTTGCCTATCTGCGCGCTTGTCATAGCCACAATTTCAGTAACGCGCGGGTCGTTTACGGCGTCCATAATTTCGCGCTGGTACGGCGCGCGGTCCGTGTTCCACTGGCCCGGCTCGGCACTGGCAACGCTGGTTAGTTTGCGGTACCTGTCCGCCCACTGCGATACGGTCAGTTCGGGCGGCGGGGCCAGCACGGCAGAAACGCGGCGGAAAAGCCCGGCGGTGTCGCCAAGCTCCAATCCACGCAAATCTATTGTCAATTTTTTCTTGCGGCGCATGGTTACTCGTCGTCCTCGTCAAGCACACTTTGTGCGCCCTTTGGCGCGAATTTCTTCGGCTCGTAGTCTGACAACTCCTCGAGAACTTCCTTGACGTATTTCTGCATAGTTCTCTTTACCTCGGCGAGTTCTTCCTTGCCCAACACCAACGGCGCTACACGGGCGGGCAGGGCCAGCACGCGGGTACGGAACGTAGCGAGCATGTCCGTCATAACGCCCTCCACCTCGGCGGCCCTGTGGAGCTGCCCGCTTTTTACGGCGAGGTCCAGCTCTGCGCTGATGCGCTTGGCCCGCGTGAGCCGCGCTTTTTCAGCGTCGTAATCAGCCTTGGCATCCTCGCTGCCGCCCTGCGCCTCGGCTGGCACGGTGGCACCTGCCGACACTGCCCGGCTGTAACTGCTCTCCTGCAGAAAACGGATATAGCCCGTCACAGACGCCCACAGGTAGTATTTACCCCTGTCGGCGCGCTGTACGATTCCCTCGTCCGCCAGCTGGTATATGCGGCGCAGCGATATGTTCAGCCGCTTCGCCAGCTCGTTAGCGCCTATGAGCTGCTGGTCGCGTGTTACTTGTCGTTCCGCCATATAAAAACCCTTTGTTATTAAACAGTCCGTTAGTGGCGCCACTGGCGCACCGCTATTGCAAAAAAATATACGGCATGCGGGCAAAAAATGCAAACGCCAGCATTGGCACGTTATGGCACGCTATAGTTAACTATAGCCAACATTGCCCAACATTGCTCAACCGGTGTTAACTTTTGTTAACTGCCGTATGCAATGCCCCGTAAAAATGTTCTGTCGCTAGAAAAACCCCGGGCGTGTCTTCTACCCGTAACCCCTTAAAACGCCCAAAGTACCTTGGGCTGGCACGGCCCTTGCACAGACAAAACCACTTATGGTTGGCACGCCTCTTGCATGGCTGACAAGCGCTAATAAATAAACCAAGGCCAACCAAGACCAACAAAGAATAACAGCGCGGCGGCCCGTGTTAACAAAAGTTAACAAGCGGGCACGCTGCGCCGTGGGGGTTGTGCTATCACGAGGTGTATCCGTTCGCCAATCCAGCGCATAACAGGCACGGCCATGCTATTACCGAGAGCTTTGTATCGAGGCCCGCCTGGACACTGCCCGACTGGCTTATTGCGCCACGGTATGGCGGTGTAGCCGTCTGGAAAGCCCTGCAACCCCTATTGCCCGCACTTTTTCACGCGTACACCACCGGCGGCGCACTGATGGCCAGCCGTTTCCAACCCTGCGCACTTTGCCCTTATTTTCACCCTTGCGCGCAATAACTGGCATTTCGAGCATCCAGTATGTAAACGGCCTTTCGGGGTGAATCCGTGTTATTTTTACGCCGGTATACACCTCAAGCCTGTCGAGGTGTTCATACATTTGCGGGAACTCCCAACCAGTATCGAAAAAAAACACACTGTGCACGCGTTCGCCGCGTTCCAACATGCCAATCAACATTGCGGTTGAGTCCTTGCCGCCACTGAGTGAAATAACGTTGTTTTTTTCCATGCATTTTTCTACGCGTTTACCCTGCGGCGTACCTGCCTGCACGGGTGTTGTTCCGTGTTTTATACGCACGCCGTGGCATAATTGCAAGTGTTTTTTGCAGCAGCCAGCACATGCAGGCGTGCCGAAACAACTAGTAAAACCTCCATAAAGTTTTGCATTACGGTGGCTTACGTGTGTTTTGCAAAAATGGCATGGGGATACGCTGCGCGGTTAAATATTTCAACGCTTTACACAGTGCCGGCAAAAAAACAGCAATGATGCCGGCAGCTTTGACGAGGAGTACTAGTATCCTGCGGCATTATAGCCAGCAATTGCAATAAGTTACGCATGATTTTTTGCATAATGGTAAACCCCAAAAAAAGCACTAGTAAACCGGAAAAAAATTAAGCAATTTAAACCCCTTATTATATATATATCTACTTTAAAAAGGATTATATATATGGGGTAAAAAAAAAATAAGATACATGGGAAAAATGGGTGTGGTTATGTGTCTGTGTGTTTAACTATGGGTGTGTGTTTTTGAAAATATCCCCAGCCCTGCGCAGGCCGCGCCAGTAGGCTATTGTTTTATATAGCAATACGGCTGAAAAACTAGTAACCCGCGAAAACCGGTTTTTATGCTTTTATGCAAGCAAGCCGCGCATTAACCATATTTTATATAGTGGCTTAATATGTATTAGATGGCACCGGCGCATGACCTTAATTATTCATAATGTAATCATCTTAATAAAATTAAGACAATACAGACACGCCACTTAATATATATTAGGCTCTGTCGTTTAATATATATTAGGTTGGTTGTCTTGCTTTGGTTGGTTGCATTAACCCAATACCCTTGCCGCGATTAATATATATTAGGCTCTGTCGCTTAATATATATTAACAAACGCGCCTTTATTGCCCTAATTGCTAATAAACTCAAGACACTTGTTTATGTTAATATATATTTATTCAATTTTCCTCTTGCGGTTAATTATGTCGTTGTGTATGTTGTGGCTGTGTTCGGGCGGCATGGTGCTGCCTGTTTTAGCAACCGTAAACGGAGGATTTTTTACTATGGCAACCCACATCCAGATTAAGTGCACGGACGACGCTATCGCAAAGGGCTTGCGGTACGCCGCCACGGCGTGCGGCATGTCGCTGCGGCAGTATACGCTTTATGCCGCCGCAAAACATACGGCGCGGCTTTTTGCCGACGAGCCGTGGGGGTTTGACGCACCCTTGGCTGATACGCTGCGCAGCGGCGATGTAACGGACGATGAACGCGCAGCGTATGAGCGCGCCGAAATGGCACAGAACGAAAAACTGCGCCGCGCACAACACGAGGTTGATGTCCTGCGCGGCACGGCTATTGCGCTTGCCGACTACCTCGAGAGCACCGGTATGACGAGCGCGCAGGTCGAGGCCATTGCTACGGGTGCCAGTAATGACGATGACGACAATGGCGTTGCTGCACCTTTTTAATAAACCTGCAGGGGGTAATTATGCCTAGCATCGTTTTGCGTGACCTCACGCAGGAGGAATACGCCTACCTTGCAACCGCCGCAACGCTGACGCAGTCGCCCATACTGGGATTCTGCCTGTATGCTGCAGTTGAACACGCGGCGGCTGTTATCGAAAACAGCGGCCTTAGTGATGTGGCAAAGCTCGCACGTCCCGACAGCATGCGTAGGCGCGGCCCGCTCACGGAAGTTGAGGAGCGTGTAGCAAAACGTGCCGAACAGCCCGCCAGCGTTGACGGCTTGGCCGAGTTGCGCGAGGAAAACAACGCATTGCGCGACGAAATAACCCGGCTGCGGGGTTGGATGTACAATATGCGCCGTGCGGCGCGCAGGGCAGAGGAAACCGTTTCCGATATCGTCGCCGTGGCCGACGAGGAGTGCTAACCCATGGCAACACACATAAAACTGGAAATAACGGACGGCGCAACCGCCGAACGGCTGCGGGCGGCGGCGGCTATGTGCGGCATGTCGCTGCGCGGGTTCTGCCAACACGCGGCCACGCAACACGCGCAGCGCATTATAAGCGGGCAGGCCGGTGCCAGCGGGCACGGGTACGCATTTACACCGGCGCAGCCGTATACGCCGCTGGTTGTGCCGGTTGGTACCGGCGATGCAACCATGCGGTGCCTGTGCTGCGGCAGGGTTTTGCCCGCAAAGCGGTGCATAGTGCAGCACCTGCTTAGCCATGTTGTACGTGGCGAGGTTGAGGCGCAAATTCACAGCCGTGGTGACGGCGGGCGGTATGTTGTTTATGTGGACGCCGAAGGGCGGCAATTTTAACACGCATGGAGGCAACGATGGCAAATGGCAATATATACATAAATGTCGAGCTGCAGGCCGACGGCAGCGTTAAAACCAACGCGCGTGCCGAGGGTATAAAAGTTGCCGCCGACGCCGACGAGCGCGATATTGTCGCAACGCTGGCATGGTTGTATGCCTGCGCGGCTGCTGAGGCTATACATGCCGGTGCCAAACATATAGTCAAAAACAGCAGGCTTGATGCCGGGGCCGCAAAGGAAATAATCACCCACAGCACAAGCGAGGCGCTCAGGACATACAATGATGGGCCGTTGGTGACCGGCGCCACGGAGGTAGCGCAGTAATGCCCAAATATTACAACCTTCCCGAAAAGAAATGCCCGGTGTGCGGCAAAATGTTCAAGCCCGGCAGCGCGCGGCAGTACCGGTGCCGGGTGTGCCAGCACCTTATAACGCAGGAGCGGCACCGGCAGAGCATGCGGAAAAAACGCGACAGGGCGAAAACCGAGACGCGGCATTGCGCGGTTTGTATGCGGACGTACACCACACAAAAAATGTCGGTGCAACGCACCTGCGGCAACGCGGAGTGCCGTAGCGAGTTTAACCGGCGGCAGCGTTCGACCGGCTGCATAGACTGGCGGCCACTTGGCGACCCGTGGCTGGTCGGCGACGAGTTATACCAGATTGACGCCAATTACATACCGCTGGATATGTACGCGGAAAGTTACGCATGGGAAAACTTGCGCAAGTACACGCGCGAGTGGGGTTGGTAAAAATGGAGGCCACAATGGAACGGTACCACGATATTGCAATATGTATACGTGACGGGCGCCCTATAGTGATAAAAACAGCGCGCACAAGGGAATGCCTTTACAGGTCGCAGCCCGCACGTGACTTGCACTTGTTTGATGTAAATGAGGAAAGGCTATGAATTACAAAAACCACTTGATTGCAAACATGAAAGTCGCCATTAGATGTTTTGTATTAATGGTGTTCCATACCTTGCATGGAATAATTCCCTGCAAATATACAAGCCATGATTATTGGGGGATTTGACTGCTCAGGAAATACGGTTGAGAAAACAGAAAGCACTATAACAATACGCGGCTGGCGGCAACGGTATGTTTGGCATAGCGGCTGCGATGTGGAGGGGTTCGGCAATGATGCAACGGCTGATGAGATACTCCAACACTGCTACCCGCAACTGGTTGAGGTTGTAGAGCGCCCGACGCTTATTAACCGCCTGCTGGCGCTTATACCTGGCAATGAATGGCGCAAAGAGCACCGCACCGTCGCCAAGGTTGCTAGGGGCTGGCACCGTGAAAAAAAGCGGGAGTTTATGTGCTACGAGTTCCCACGCGGTTCGGTTGTTTTTAAACACAGCACTGCGGAGGTGGCCATTGGATAAAAGCACAGCAACGATTGTATGGCTCATCGGGTTTCCGCTTGTTGAATCGCTTGCGCGGAGATTGGAATACTCGCGAAACCGCGAGAAATCAAAAGAGCCAGAAGACAAAGGGTTAAGGCGATATGCCGCTGCCGCCTGCGTAGCAACATGGTTCGGTGTAGCGGCATGGATACGCACATGGTAAACAACGCCTAAAAACCGGAGGTTATTATGGATGTATGGACTATAATCGGCATAACGTATGCGGTAATCGCGCTGTGGCTATTCGTGGTGTGTCTGTACTGCGGCCCGGCGGCATATTCGGTTGACGTCGGCGTCGGTACCGTGCTGGTTATATCGTTTTTTTGGCCGCTGTCGCTGTGCATAGTGGCGGCTGGAGTGTGGCGCATAATCCGCAATGAAAAACAGGGCGGTAGTCGAAATGGCCGCGCCTAGTAATTTTGCCGTTGCCGTGGCGCGGGCCCGGGCGGCATTGCGCACAGTGCACCCATTCAACGGGCGCAGCGAGTTCGTATCCGTGGCGGCTATAAAGGCGGCAGCCGGGCAGTTAGGCCCCGGCATGGAACGGGCGGAACTCGAGGCTATGTGCGCACATTGCGGCGTGCTGCCAACGGGTTTACGAGCGCGAATGGGAAACCGGCAGGGAGACGTAAGGAATGGCCCCCGTCTTTTTTTCGGGCGGGGGCATATTTTTTTGCAAAAGTGCTTGACGGTGTTTTGCTGTTTTGCTATTTATCAGTCACGGACGGCGGGAAAGCCGGACGGGACATAAAAAGCAAGGAGCAATATCATGAAAATCAACGTAACGCGCACAGAGAAACTGACCGCCGCCATTAACGACGCGCAGGCCCGCGCCAGTGTGCGCACGATCACAGCAGTAGACATCCAGCAGGCAGTCAATAGCATCGAGCAGCGCCTCAAGACCCTGCTGTATAAAAAGGACTGGACGGGGTTGACCTTCGAGTGCAACCTCCACGCACAGACATTCCCCGGTGCGTACAAGGGCACGCCCGAGAGCACGCAATTTACGCTCGAGCGCGCTGCAACCGGATGGTTCGTGACGGCTATCAGACGTGACATATGCGGTGGGCCGAAGTCGCAGCGGGTTGTATGCACCAACATTGACACGCGCGCGGCAGAAATGGCCGAATTTGTTGCAAGCCGTTGGTAGCGGAAAAACCAAGAAGCCGGGCGGGTGTAGTGCGCGCCCGGCGGAAACATTAGCCCTCCGCAAGGCGCGGGGCGAGGAGTAATCATGAGCAGAGAGCACGACTACAAGACTTTCATGCAGGCGGAGCACGCACGCGCGCAGAAACAAAAAGCGATGTTTGAAGAAAGTTTTGCGCTGGCGCAACGCGCTTTTCCCGAAGGCTCGCTGGCACTGTCCGTTAAGGGCTACACGAACAGCATCGTCGAGGTGCTGGAGATTACCGGCTCATGGTGGGCGGACGACATGCGTGCCTGTGTGCGCAACCCCAAGACCGGCAAGGAGTACGTGGTCGCGCTGCATTACCTCAGACTGCCGGAAGGCGAGGAGTAGTCACAATGAACGGTTTTGCAAACTACGAATCAATGCGGGCTATGCCCGATTGGGTAAAAGAAAATCTTGATAAAATAATGAATGGTGATGCTGTTGTTGTTGGGG